AGCGGTTCAGGTAGCATTTACATCTTCGGTCCCGACTTCGTGGCAGAGAACATCACGTTTGAGAACTCGTCTGGACCTGTCGGACAAGCTGCTGGCCAAGCTGACGACCACCTTCAGCAAGTCCTCCAGGATCGTCTTCACGCCGGACACGTCCCTGGAAGGTGCGGCCCCTGCAGCCGACACCATCCAGGCCCTGGTCAAGAAATACGGCTCCGTGAAGCCGCTGGACGAAGCCGGATGGAGGTCATATAAGGACCAAGGCCTGGTTCTCCGGCTGTCAACCGGCCAATACTACGAGATTTACGCTTCCTTCACCAGTGCCGTGGCCAGGAATTCCACCAGGACGGTGTCCGGCGGATCCTCCCGTTCGTCCACTCCCAGGTCCGGCTCCGGGACATCGAACGGACCGGCGACACGCCCGTCCAGAAAAGTCACCCTCGGCTCCGATTCCTGGCATGGAATCGGCTCCAACTATTTCCGCTATGACCGGGACAACGCGGAAGGCACCGAAGAAAGGACTCCGGCCGACCTGATGGCGCCGATGGTCTTCGTCGGGAATGTGCTGATGCCCTACGTCGGCAGCCGGACACACCGGAACACTTCCTACGACGGAAGCCTGAAGGATGAAGACCAGGAAATCATCATCGCCGAATATGCCGGTCTGGCAGTGGCCGCCACCGGGACCCCCGGCGGCCATTACTACTACGGTACCACGCAGCCCTATGACAATACAGGCGCCATCCGGGACGGCGGACACGGCCTCGATACGGAATCCTGGTTCCCTGACTTCTTCCGGATATACAACCGGATCCTGCTGAACAACCGGGTAGAAGTGGAAGGACGGTTCGACCTGTCCATCCCGCAGCTGATGGACTTCCAGATGTACGCACTGAAGCACCTGGACGGTCAGCGGTGCCTGCCGACCTACCTGCAGTACGAGGTCGGAAGGAAGATCCGGTGCCTGAACGCCCGGTTCCTGGTTGTGAAGGACTACACGGACGGCATCGACGACGACCCCGTCACCGTCCCCGAACCGGCCTTCAAATGGCAGTTGAACGAGACCGAGGTGGCGGCTGCAAAGGCGGCCGGCCAATCCCAATATCCCAGCTACAGCGTCGTGGTGGTCTATGACGATGACTATTCCAGCGGCGAAGCGGACCTGTTCATCCCGGCACCGACCGCCGCCGGCCAGCGCTCCGTCATCATCCAGCGCACCGTCAAGGTCGGATACATGGCCCGCACCGGCCGCGAGTCCTACGAATTCCAGGAACTATACTCCACGACGGCGAATGTCTGGTTCGATTCTGTCGCCGTCTGATGTCCTAACTTCTACAACACGCCCGTCGTAATTTTGCACCATGGCAACAGTCATCCAGATACCGGACAGCGTCAGTCTTCTTCGGAACCTGAAGCCCTTCATCTTCGAGTCATCCTCGGAGGTGACCTTCACGCTGCTGTCCTCCGGGGATACCCTGCTGTCCGAGACATACTTCCCGGATAGTGCTTCCCGTGTAGAAGTCGATATCATGGAAGTGGCGAGCCGCTATCTGTACAGCTCGCTACCTTCCGGGAACACATTCCGCCAGACCGGCGCCGTGAAGCAGTTCCAGGCCAAGCTGGACGGAACGTCGGTGGCCAGCTTCACCGTGGTCCTCGGTGGCGTCAGGAAATTGTCCGTCACGCCATCCGCCTTCCTGACCGGCAACTGGCTGACATGGCAGCCGCAATCCAAGCAGACCTGCTGGAATGCTCCGGAATACCTGACCTACTACTTCACCCAGGCAGGAACCGTCAAGGCGAAATTCTACCTGAAAACCGGCGCTTCCAAGACCGTCGCCGTCGGTTCCGGAACGGCCGGTACCATGGTGACCTTCAGCACCCAGTTCAGCCGCCTGGTCAGCCTCGCCTCCGTCGATGCCGCTGACCTGTATGGAGTCATCGACGTCTGGGTGCAGAACGGCTCCGGAACGCAGCTTTCCTTCGTCCAGCGGTATGTCTGCATCGACACCCAGGGCGACGAACACTTCTATCTCTGCGAGAACTCCCTCGGCGGAATTGACACGTTCATCTTCCACGGGAACTGTTCCCTGGCTCCGGAGATCGGACACGAGTCCGCCATGAACGGTGAGACGAAGCTGAACATCACCTCCGACGCGGAAAGGAGGTGGCAGCAGAACACCGGCTTCACCGGGATCCGCGCCACGCAGTGGATCTTCGAGCTGCTGTCCTCCCGCAGCCAGTGGGCCGTCATCGACGGCGTCGCGGAGAAAATCGTCATCGACACGTCCTCCCTGGAAATGTCCGACCGCGACAACCTGCACGCCTGCACCTTCGCCTTCACCCTGGCCGAAGAGGGACGGATGATGTCCATCTCCAGGTCCGATGCCGCCCTGCCTTCCCTCGAAGTGCCGACCCCGTCCGGTGACCTTTTTTTTTTGAAGGCGCGTCTGGCTGACTATCCGGACGCGGAACTTGAAGACACCATCCTTTTCCTGGTTCAGTCTCCCTACACCGAGACCTGGTCGAAGGCCAGCCTCGGCGCCATCCGGGAATGGCTGACCACCATCATCATCAACTCCAATGTCGGAATGCAGGCCCATGGACACCAGAACAAAGATGTCCTGGACCGGTTCTCCGAATCCGAAGGGAAACCTGCCTACAACGGCGAACGGCTCCAGCTGGAAGGCGAAGCCCTCCGGAAGTTCCTCCGGAAGGATATCCCGGACCGGGCCGCCGGCCGGATCGGCTTCGATGACGGAATTGAACTCGGGAACTTCATCCCGGGATTCACCGGCCAGGGCGGACTGATCGACAAGAACGGCGCCGCCGAACTGGAAAGCCTGGTTCTCCGCCGGTGGCTCGAAGTGCCTGAACTCCGATACAACCGGATATCCATCCAGGTCGGGAACAAATGGAACGCCCCCGGTGGTGGAATCATCGAGGATGTGTCCGTGGATACGGATGCCGCCGGCGACCCGCTGCCGACCGGCATCATCACCCTGCACCTCGAGGAAGGGGAATACGGGACGGTCAACGTCGATGATATCTGCCAGGGCATCTACCACGACGAGATGACCATGTCGAACAATTCGACCGTGGATCTGGACGACGGCCGCGGGAACTTCAAGTTCCGGGGATTCTTCACCACATACTTCCGGGTGACGGAGATCCTGGACGCCCGCTGCCAGCGCTTCCGTTATGCACTCCGTGGCGTGTCCGACCGGTGGCCGCACCAGATGCACCCCTGCGAGGCCATGCATTTCGTGGCCTACGGGAACTTCACCGACACGACCCGGCAGACCAGCCGCTATTCCACCAGGACCTACGAACGGTACCTGAAGAACGTCAATGACTGGGAGATCACCGAATCGATGATCGCGGCCCAGTTCGGCGACCTGTCGAACCTGACCATCTTCGGCCTTCAGATGACCGGCTATTCGGCCTATCTGAACAATATCTACATGTCCGGAACCATCCAGCAGTTCACGCAGCTGGACCTCCGGATGGAAATCGACACGGAAGGAGATACCTTCCTGGCCTGGGGCGAATCCCTGCACGTGACCTGCCATGTCTGGCGTGGCTTCTACGAGGAAGTGACGGACCAGATCGTATCATGGTCCATCGAGAGGGACAGCGGTGACGCTGCCGACGATGCTGCCTGGAAGCTAAAGCAGAAGGTGCAAGACTTCGCCGGAGAGATAGACATCTGTTTCAACCAGGCTGAAAATGACCTCGGTGGCAACGCGAACACTGTAAGCACACTTTTCATCATCCGCGCCTCCCTGCTGAATGACGACCAGGTAGAAGCGAATATCGTAATTTGAGAATATGGAAACTGCAAGAAAACGAATCAGGAAGGACTTCGCACCGCTGACGGTGTCTGTCTCGCTCGCCTGCTCGACGGCATTCAGCCCCGTCACGCAGGTCTTCCGGGCCGCCGATAATGAATACGAGCCGGACCGGTCCATCACGCCGACGCTGCTGCAGCCGACGGTGATGGCCTATGCCGCCGACGGATCCTGGACATCCCCGAACGCGAATTCCATGCTGGCCAACATGAAATGGTATGTCAACGGCGTGGATATCACTACCCTGGCCGACTGGAACGGTCTGTACACCATCGACACCGTCGGAGGAACCCGCGGTGCCCTGACCGTTTACCGGAACCTCACACCGGCCGAACGCTGCTCCCTCCATTTCGAGGCGGACCTGGTGGACGACCGGCTCGGAGTCACGCACTCCATCAAGACAGACGCCATCGTCCTGTCCACCGTGGACCAGTCCTCCGACGCCTACGGGATATCCATCGGCGAATCGAAATCCATCTACTACAACCCCTTCCTGGACAAACTGTTCAGGTACGAATACAAGGTGTCCATCGGCGCCGTGGCCGAATCGGCCGCTAACCGCGCCGCTGCCATGGACGAGAATGCCTACCTCCGGACCATTCCTGTCTCCCTTTTCAAGGGGAAAAATGCCGTCGTAACCGGCTACACGATTAAGTTGTACCGGATCGTCAACCAGAACACCTTCACCGAGCTTACGGAAAAGGATGAAGTGGTGTCCATCGCCCCCGCAGGAATCACGCTCGACCTCCGGCTGATCGAGAAGGACAACTACATGATCAAGGCCTTCATCGATACGGCCGAAGTGGCCAGGATCCAGTTCTCTGTAAGCCGCCTGTACCAGCCCTTCAGCTGCAGCCCGACGAACGAGTCCTCCATCGTCCCTGGCCAGACGATGCGGTACGATACCGCACAGGTGGACTCCGAAGGGAAGGCCGTCGAGTATCCGGAATGTATCATCGCCATCGTCTGGTACACGGATACGGCCGCCCGGAAGAACGTCCGGCACAATGAAGGCGGACACACGGCTTTCGAGCTTCAGAAGACCGGCATCGGCGACACATACCAGAATGACTGGCTGGAGACATATGTCGATGCGATCCAGAAGGAGGCCTTCAAGGTGGCCGTCGATGAGAACGGCGACATCCTGGTTGATGAAAACGGAGACACGCTAATCTTCAACTGATATGAAATACATCGTCGCAAAGAAAGCCCTGGCCGTGAACTACGGCTTCCGCCTGCAGGGACACCGACACAATGCCACGTCGGTGATCCTGAACGAGAAGGAAGTGATGACGAACCGCATCCTCCCTGCAGGGACGCTCGAAGAGAAGGTCGGCTCCCTGGAAGGGACCATCTACAGCATCCACGAAATCCAAAAAGTCCTGAAAGAATATGAGTAGTAAGTACAGCGCACAGGCTGGCATCACCATTCGCCGCCTCCGGAACGGAGATACCCTGTATCTCTCCCTGAACCTTGGAACGAAGCCCCTGTTCCAGGCCATCGACTCCCAGACTGGGGCCGTGACCCCGGACTGGACGGTCCCGGCGAATCAGCCCATCATCACACCGCAGGTCGGCTCGACCAGGAACAATGTCGTGACCCTATCCAACCACGCCTGGCAGTACAACGGCGCCCAGCTGAACTTCAACGGTGCCACGACCGACGGATTCACGCTGGACAGCTCCGGAAAGTTCGCCATGAACCAGTCCACCGGTGCCCTGAAGATCGTGGCCAACCTGGCCAACTCCGCCAATATGTCGAACGACTCTCTGATGTACAGCGTCACGGCCTCCGTCGGCGGTGTCGCCTATAACCTCACCAAGAGCATCGATATACAGATCCAGGCGGCCGGTGCATCCTCCTATTTCGGCTACCTGGTGGCCACCACCCTGCAGCTGGACAGTGACCATGCCTCCGCGACCGTGTCGGCCGAACTCTGGCTGTCCGCGTCGCCAGTCAGCAGCTTCTACGTGAAATGGTACAAGGGAAGCACCGAATGGTCCGAGAAGGCCGGGCAACGCTCCATCACCGTAAATCGATCCGACATCGATACATCGCAGCTGCTGATCGCCGAATACTACCTGCAGTCCGGCGACGCAACCTATGTTGCCCGCGCAGCCGTCACCCTGATCGATACGCTCGATGAGATCATCGTGGTACCGTATATCTCCAGCTCACAGAAAGAGGTGGACACGAATAAGCCGGTCACGGTGGCCAGCCGGATCGTCCGGGCCATCGACGGCTCCGTCCTCACACCGTCGAATCCGACCTACCTGTACGAAATCTACGACGGCCCGACCTGGGTGAAACTGGCGGAAAGCACTGCCAGCAGCATCCAGGTGACGACGGCCCATACCGACCAGCAGGACGGGTCCACCCACGAGGTGGTCGTCCTGGTCCAGGTGAATTTTGATTCATTAACATAAAAACCAGCAATCGCAATGGAAAAGAATCTCGCAAACGCAACATCGACCACCGCGATGGTTCAGGATGACTACATCCTGATCTCACAGGGTGGATCCGTCCGGAAGATCAGCCTGGAAAACTTCCAGAACTCGCTCAATGCCGACAACAGCCAGCTGCTCCGGGAAGTGGCCTGGGGCGTCATCTGCAAGCAGAACGCATCCAGCCCCGTATGGGAACACGTCGGAAACGCCACGATGAAGGCCGAATACCTGTCCATGATCGGCCGCGTCATGATAACGAACGCCGGCAAGGCGGCGAAGCTGTCCGCCGCCCACTCGGACGTCTATGCCGATGGAACGCCTCTGAACGAGGCCATCGGACACGTCATGTTCTGGTCTCCCCGCCTTTATTACGTCGTCAAGGAAGACTCGGCCGGGAATCCCGTCATCTGGTGGTCGCTCCTTCCCATCGGCGGACCCTAACTACATCGAGGAATCCTGTTTCGGCGCCTACATGGGATCCATGGCCGGGACGGCATTCACGTCCCGCTCCGGAGTTAAGCCGCAAGGCTCGAAGACCATCACGGCCTTCTGGAACGCCGCCCAGGTGAACGGCGAACACTTCGGCCTGGAATCCTATGACCACAGGAAGCTGATGGTCATGCTGAACCTGATGCAGTACGCGAATCCGAACTGCCAGACGAACATCGGCTATGGTGTCGGCGGCTCTGCCGGCAAAGACCTGTGGGCGACCGCGGCCAACCTGTTGACCGGTGCCACCAAGTCCTTGGGCGATGCCTGCGGCAAGATCGACATCGAGGTGGTGAAAGATGATATCGTCGGCGTCGATTGCTCCCGCGTGTCCCTGTTCGGTATTGAAGACGCCTGGGGATGGCTCTGGGAGATGTCGCAGAACATCTACTGCGGGAATTCCGCGAATGATGATCAGGATGGTACCGAGGTGTACATCTATGAAGGGAACCGTCTTCCTTCAGCCAGTGAACTGGCCACCCATCCGGAAGGTGATTTCCGTCACCTGACCAGGCCGACATCCTCCGGATATGTCAGCAAGATGACCCTGGGGCAGTATTTCGACATCATCGTCCAGACGCTCGGTGGCGGCTCCACTTCATACTGGTGTGACTACTTCTATGGCAATGCGACAGGACAGTTGGTGCTGTGGGGCGGTGTCGCGGTTCTCGGGTCGATTGCGGGCCTCGGGTGTGCGTATTCGTCTTACGCCTTCTCGTACTCGTCTGCGATCATCGGCTCCCGCCTTGATGATTTTCATCTTTACGAGGCGGAAAACGGAACCCAGCCTTTTGTGACGGCGAACAGGACCTATCTCCCTCTGGCCTCCGCCAGCGGACGGGTGGAGTTTGTCACCTTTGCCGAGGGGGCGGATCAGACGGCGAAGATGATCTGCACGATGGCCTCCGTCGCCTTCAACGAGGCGAAGAACAATTATGAGGAAAAGCACAACAAGGCCGCCTTCGTCAAGAACATCATCTCCGACAATATCCTGCCGGGCGACGTGTACGTCCGCGCCAAGGAACTCCACTTCGTTACCGACGAGGTCCGCAGCGTGATCCTGGTCCGCCAGAGCGACAGCTCGGACGGCGCCGCCGTCGAGGTGGTGCAGCGCCTGTTCCCCGACAAACAGAACGACTTTGTCATCAACATCAACGAAACGGACATTGCCGTGATCAAGTCCGTCCCCCACGCGGAGGACAGCGAGGAGGCGCGCAAGGCTGCCAACATGATCGAAAAGGCGCTGCGCGACGAGCTCGGCGTGCGCTGCGTGATCGGTATCTCCACCAACGCCCACCATCTGCGCGAGCTGGCCGACCGCTATAAGGAGGCGCAGGTCGCCATCGACGTCGGCAAGGTCTTTGAAGAGGGCAAGACCGTGATCTGCTATGAGAGTCTCGGTCTCGGCCGCATCATTTACCAGCTGCCGACGACGCTGTGCGAGATGTTCCTCAACGAGGTCTTCAAGAAGAACCCGATCGAGACGCTCGACGAGGACACGCTCGAGACGATCAACAAGTTCTTTGAGAACAACCTCAACGTCTCGGAGACCTCGCGCAAGCTGTATGTCCACCGCAACACGCTCGTCTACCGATTGGAAAAGATCAAGAAGCTGACGGGCCTTGATTTGAGAGAATTCGCCCACGCGATCGTCTTCAAGGTCGCCATGATGGTCAAAAAATACCTCGATTCGCTGAGCACCAGCAAGTATTGAGGATGATTCATACATATCCCCGGCGGAAGAAAAAGCAATACCCGTATTGGAGGAAAAAAACCTTATGGTTGAGATGAAAAACGTAAGTATGGTCTACGAAAGCAGCGGGACCGAGGCGCTTGACAACGTCAGCCTGACCATCAACGAGGGCGAGTTCGTCTTCCTCGTCGGCCCTTCCGGCTCCGGCAAGACCACGCTGATGAAGCTCATTACCGGCGAGATCCGCGCCAAGAGCGGCAAGGTGACCGTCAATGACTTCGACATGCGCAAGATCAAGCGCCGCAAGCTGCCGAAGGTCAGAAGAACGCTCGGCATCGTGTTCCAGGACTACCGCCTGATCGAGAACATGAACGTCTACGACAACGTGGCTTTCGCCATGCGCGTCGTCGGC